GATAGGTATACAATTTGGAAAACGGCACGACCAGTTTCAGGGTTGACTTTGAAGGATCAACTTGTGTTGGATGGTGTGACGTACGAGATAAGAGGCATTAGGGAATTAGGTAGAGAGCGTTTGGAGATTGAAACAATAACTAAATACTAGTGAATTTTAGCATTGACATACAAGGTTTTGACGAGGTTATTGATAGCATTCAAAAGCTAGAAGATAGCGTTAAAAGGCGTGAATTGCTAAAGATATTCAAAAGGCAAGCAAAGCAACCGCAACAGATAATGAAGCGGCAAATAAAGGATGCTAAACGAACTGTAACGTATCACCGAAACAACAACATAAAATATAAACCAGGAAACCTACGAAGAAGCATTAAGACATTTACTGGTCGCAACAAAGAAGGTGCAACGGTTTACATTGGTCCACAAGCTAAAAAAGCAGAGGGGAGCGGTTACTATGGGTACTTTGTAAACTATGCAGCTGGCAACGTAAAAAAGAGTAATAAAAACTACCACTACATGCAACGCACATTCTCGTTTGTTGAAACGATTATAGGCAACAAAATGAGTGCAGAGGTTAAAAAATATTTGGAACACAAAGAGCGCAAACTAGGATTTGAAGTAGTAAGATGACGTTTGAAGATGCAATAGGGGATATTTTGAAAGCAAACAGTAATTTGACTGATTTGTGTAGTAACATCTACGGGGGAATTGCTCCGCAGAATGGTTCATTACCTTATATAGTTTTTAACAGAAGCGGTCAAATACCTACACCCGACAAGCAAGCCAATAATATCGGTGACTTGTTGTTAGAGGTGGACATTTATGCAAGCGGATACAATGAAGCGATAGAGATAGCCGATGCAGCACGGGAAGCACTAGATTTAGCAACTGGAAGCTACACGGGATTTGATTTTAGCCGTGCAAGATTCGATAGCCAGAGTAGTGTAGATTACGATCCAGAAACGAGAGCATATTACACCCTACAAGGGTACATAATTTGGTATAAATACACATAGAAATGAAAATAAGATTAACAAAGGCACATAAAAAGCCTAACGGGAAAAAGATAGCCAAAGGCACTATTATAAGTGTTCATGAAGGGCATCCGTATAAAGACTTTGAGGTAGTAGGTCAAGAAACTGAAACTACCGATGAAACACAATTTAAACAAATTAAAGAAAACGAAAACGAATAATGGCAACAGCAGGAAAATTCAACGGAAATGTCTTAGAGATATCTTTCGGCGGCACAGTTTTAACACACGCATTACAACATAGTGAGTCTCACTCAATGAGCCCTATTGACGTAACAACTAAAGACTCATCAAGTCAAGAAGAAGTAATCGCAGGTTTACGAGGTTCTGAAATCTCAGCAAGTGGTTACTTCGCAGAGGATGCAACATACGGTTATGAGGATTTGTTCGACTTGTATGCGGCTGGTAGTTCTGTAACAGTTTTGGTGGCAAGCACGGAAAGTGGTGATGTAACTTATAGCTACACGGCTTATGTTACTAGTTTAAGCAGAACTGCGGAAATGGACACGGCAGTAGGATTTGAAGTATCATTGAAGCCAACTGGCGAAGTAGCTAAAGGAGTAGTAGTATAATAGATTATGAATACCATCACGATTAACAACAAAACGTTCCCTTTTCGTTTGACGATAAGCGGACTTAGTGCGATTGAAGCAAAGACTGGAAAGTCGATTGAACACATTGACCAAGTAGGCATCATGACACTTGTTTTAACAGTTCTACCCATTGCTATTAATGCTGGTTACAGAAAGCAGCAAAGTAATGAGAGAATAACGGAAAACGAAGTCATGAACCTAGTCGATGATGACCCAAGTTGCATTGCAAAAGTCAGCGACATTATGACCGAGCAGATGGAGTCTTTGATGGCGAAAGTCAACGGTGATAATAGCGGAGGGGAAGCCGAAAAAAAGTAGTTTTCTGGGATTGGGTAGTACAACAAAGTTCTTACTGGTCAATCCCAGATTATTATGACCTTACACTCAGAGAATTCAGCATAGCGATAAAGGCGAAAGCTGATCGAGAGGAGAGAGATTACCAAACTGGTTGGGAACAAGCCAGATGGATTGCAAGGTGGATAGTTCAAGTTAACGTCCCAAAGAAGCAAATACCACTAGAGAAAATTGCCCGCTTCCCCTGGGAGGGAACTGACTTTGAACAGATGAAGGAGATACTTGACAACTTTAAAGCTAAAAAAGGGCTAGATGGCTAAGAACAGAATAAACATTGCGATAGGTGCGAACTTGAAAAAGTTCAGTAGTGATATGCAGAATGTCAAGCGTGAGATGCGCAGGACAAGCCGCAAGATGAAGTCACTAGGTCAATCTATGACACGTTCTTTGACTGTGCCACTTGGGTTGATGGGCGGTGCAATGATTAAGTTTGCCAGCGATACTCAAGAGAGTTTAAATAAGGTTGATGTAGCGTTTGGCGAAAGTTCAACGACAGTAAAAGACTTTGCTAAAACTACTTTAAAGTCATTCGGTATAGCAGAGGGGTCAGCATTAGACATGGCTAGTACATTCGGTGATATGGCTACTTCGATGGGCATTGGTCAGGGTGCAGCCGCACAGATGTCAACGAAACTTGTGGGACTTGCTGGTGATTTAGCCAGTTTTAAAAACATTCGTATTGATGTGGCACAAACGGCACTCAACTCTATTTTTACGGGTGAAACGGAAAGTTTGAAGAAGTTAGGTATTGTGATGACACAAGCTAACTTGTCAGCGTTTGCACTTGAAAATGGTATCACCAAGCCTATCAAGGCAATGAGTGAGGGCGAGAAGGTCATGTTACGTTACAATTATGTAATGGAAAAGACTGCCAACGCACACGGTGATTTTGAGAGAACTGGGGGTGGCGCAGCTAATCAGATGCGAGTATTCCAAGAGGGTCTAAAAGAACTATCTGCCACATTTGGTGAGATTATATTGCCGATGTTCACCAAAGTTGTTAGCAAAGCAAACGAAATTATACAAGCGTTTGGAAGTTTAAGCGAGTCAACTAAAAAATGGATATTGGCAATAGGTGGGTTGGTTGCTGCATTTGGTCCACTTGTTTATGGCTTGGGATCTATTATAAATTCACTCCAAAAGATAGGTGTTGGAATGGGTAAAACCAAAGATGGTTTTTTGATATTCCTTAAACATCCAATGGCATTGGCTGCAGTTGCCGCCGTTGGTTTAGCCGTTGCAATAGTTAATTTAGGTAAAAAGCTAGACAAGAATCACCCAATAGTCAAAAGAACAAAGGAGGTTACTAATGGACTAGCGGAAGCGAATGAGAATCTCAAAAAGCAGATTGAAGAGGTTAATAGTGCGACTACACAAGGAGTGGAAATAGATGATGTTGCACGGCAGAGTATGTTGGCTAAAACGGGTCAGATAATCAATGAGACAATAGCTAAGATAGAAAATGCCAGAGCCACAAAGATGCAGTTGATTGAAGAAAAGAAACTAGCATTGCAAAGAGCATTGGCTGCAACTAGGCAAGTAGGTCCGCAAGGGGACTTTATCGGTGTAGAACAAAGCAAAGTTACTGCAATAGAAACAAGCATTGAGAGTCTCAACAAAGAACTTGCAAATACTGACAAATCACTACGAGAAGCCTACACAAGTTACCTTCGATTAAAAGAGGGTGTTGATCCAGAACTATCAAGTAAGTTGCTAGGACTTGGCAATATTGGTGGTGGCACTTCAGAAAAAATAGAAGGCGTAAAAAGAGACTTTGAAGATTTGAGTGAATCATTCAAAGACATTTCTAGGGATTTCGATGCGGTTAGTGTGGGTGAAAAAGTCCTACATACTGCAAAGCAATTCAGGCAGGGAGTTAGAGAAATGAAAGAAGTTTCTAGCGACTTGGGAAGTACCTTTAAAACATCATTTACCGAATCAGAAAAAGCATTGTATGAGTTCAATAAACGCATGGCTGAGAATTGGTCCAACATGGTTAAAGACATGAAACAAGGTTTAGAGCGATTTGCTACTGATGCCCTTGCTGGATTCTTTGACGCACTAGGTCAGGAGATGGCTGGAAGTAAAAAGGCGATTGATAGATTCGGTGAAAATATACTAGGTTCATTTGGGCAGTTCTTGGGTGAATTTGGTAAGATGTTAATGGCTTTCGGTGTGGCACGTTTGGCACTCTTAAAGTCGGTTAGTTTGGGAATTCCTGGAGCGATAACGGCAATAGCGGCAGGGGCGGCACTTGTGGCAATAGGTGGAGCAATAAAGCAACACATGACTAAGGTTGGATCGGCTGCTGATGGTTCGTACGGTGGTGGCAGTACATTTAATCCATCTAGCACGGGAATGGGTAGCGGTAGCACATACGGCACTAGTAACGATGTACTGACACTTGAGACAGTAGTGTATGGTAGAGATATAGTTTTGAGTTCAAATAGACAACACGGCACAATAAGTAGAACTAGAAGAAAATAATGGGTGTACAGATAAAAGGTGAATTTTATAGTGACAACGGTGGCAACTGGGAGGTTTATATTTACAACTCGGGTTATGCCAGCACCGTTACTGATGTAATAGTACATGATTTAAATATAACTTGGGAGAGTCAAGGTGACGACTTGCTAGAACCATTAAAAGCTAGTAGGGCTGCATTTAGTTTCATTAATGATTCAAGTGCGGTTGATAGCTTAATTAGTGGTATTAAGAATGGGGACGAAGATCAATTCCACATGGTCATCGAAAAGGAATCCAATCTATATTGGGCTGGTGTTGTTTTGATAGACCAGTTATCATGGGAGGATAAGCCAAAGCCTAGAATTGTAACTATACAAGCAATAGATGGGATTGGTAGACTTGCTGACATTGACTTTGACTTTGCAACTGATGGGACAAAAGACAGTCAAAACACTATGTTAAAATACATTTATGAGTGTTTAGAATACAATGATTTGAGTCAATATTGGGGTGCAAATGATGCCTATTTTAAGGAGAGTTGCGAGTTCTATAACAATGATATGCCGCACTCTGGTAGCCCCTCAGTACCGACACAAAGCAATAGCCCGTTACTATTCACACGGTGTGATAGATACCTATTTGTTACAGATGAGGTAGAAAGCGAAAAAATAGTTCAAAGAGCATTAAGAACGATTACAATACCACAATATAGACCTTATAAATGTAGTGAGGTTCTGTCTGCTATATTGCAGTTGTTTAGTTGTCGGATAATGATGGTGGATGGTTCATACCATATTCAACAAGTTAGAAACTTTACCGCAAGTACAACATATGTTAGAAGCATAAACAAAAGTTTATCTATTGTTGCAACTGGCACACCTAGTAATAGACAAACGGAAGATACAGATGTAGAGCGCTTGGGCGATGGGCGTTGGACTTATAAACCAGCTTTACAGTTGGTCCGCTTGGATAGTGTGCCAAAGAGTGTAGTAGCACAAGGAGGTGATACTATTGATGACATCACCTACGCTGGTAGCCCAATCATAAAACAAACAGAATTGGGCAGATTGAAGGGCGGTAGTGGTAGTGGCAAAAGCATGACAATCATAATAGAGACTGCGGCGGACACACCATGGAATTTACCAATGAACGCGACACTTGACATTGAAATCAACTTCCAAGCTGGAAGTTACCGTTTGAAGTCAGCAGCCGCAACACCAGACAAGATTGAATGGACAACAACCGCAACAGATAGAGTGATTAGGTCTATACCTGCTACTGATTATTTTAAGTTCGGGTCATCATGGAACACAGTAACGCTAGAAGTTCAAACGCCAGAGTTCCCATGGACCGATCAGAGTGGTTGTCAATTAGATGTAGAATACACACTAAGCACTACAAGTGGTGGTTTCTCTAGTGATTATGTAAGATTATACCCTGTAACAGTAGTATTGCTGCAAGATGGTACATTGGTTCAAGAAACACAATTCCAAGTTCAAAACCCTAAAATAACGTCTGGAAGTGAGCCAAAAATATTGAGTTACATTAAAGATTGGGGTACTCCATTAGTAAATGACATAACCCCAGAATTGAGCAGCAAGAACACATTAGAGGTTTATGATGGTTCTGCGTGGGACTTTGCTAGTGGTTGGGAAGCAAACTATAGTGGAGATGTTAGCTTAATCGAAACATTATGTTTAGAGACAATGAGCTTTCAGAGGTTTGCCATTGACATTATACAAGCCACTTTAAAAGTTCCAGCTAGTTTTGTAACGGGTGGTTCAAGTCCCTACAACGTTGAGCCATACTTATGTTACTACTACGGTTCAAAACCTTATATTTTTAACGGTGGCACGATGAACTGCAACCGTGACGAATTAAATGGTGAATGGGTTGAGGTGAACCACAGTACAAGCGGTGTGTCTATAGGGCAAGAAGATGGAGATGGTTGGATTTATAGAGGTGGTGACAAAATAGGGTTGCCCAAAAAACAAGCTAACGACAAAGATAAATTCAATAGGGATTTAATGATGACCCTAATAAATAAAAAACTTGCAACAATAGACACAGATTACGATGTTTCTAGTGGTGCAATTACTTCCATAAGTATTGATAGTTTAGATAGGGACATTTACGAAGATGACATAATAGAAATAGTTCACCCAGTAACACTACGAAGTATGGATAGCTTTACATTGTCGGCAGATGCTACGAGTTCAGCTACTTCATTAAGTGTAGATAGCCAAACACCTGCGGAAGATTTACCAGCTGGGTGTCTAGTGATGTTTGATTTTCAAAAGACAATAGAAAGCGGTGGGCTAATTAGGGGGACTGACATTGTAACACTTGAGACAACCGTGCCAACTTCGGGCGGTTTTGGAATTGGAAACGTTATTCGCAACCCTGGTGATGGTCATTTATACTATTCAGATGGTACGGATACCTATAAAATAACTGGCACGACTGTAACATAATGGCTACGATAAAGAAAAATAAAATGAACGCAGGCTGGTTACCGCAAACACCAGAACACACAAGAGGTGAGTTGACACCAGAACGAACGGCTGATATTAAGTACTTGCAAAGTCCATACTGGCGAAGTGTACGGCAACAAGTTCTGCAAAGAGATTTGGGTTTGTGTCAGGAATGTTTGAGGCATGGTTTAACCAAAGAAGGGAATCAAGTCGATCACATTGTAGCGAGGAATGATAACCCAGATTACGAAAAGTACCGTGAGGACATTGATAATTTACAGACATTGTGTACGGCTTGCCATGCACGAAAAACTATAAAAGAAAGAAACGCAAGGAAATGAAAGCAGGACTATTTGCAGGAGGTGCAGCACATGGAGCATATTGGGTAGGCTACCACACTAAAGCCAAGATAAAATATGATGCCTATGTGGGAACTTCAACGGGTTCACTGATAGCTTTATTTTTAGCCATGGGGCAAATAGATCCTAAGTTTTATGAACACCTAGTTCACGAGTATTCCAACACTACGAATAGGGAAATGTATGGATGGTTTCAACCTTGGACTAAGAAAGGGAAAATGAACCGTGTAAAGATGACATTGG